ACGATAAAGAACAGCATCACGCTGAACTTCGTGCAGATGAAGAACCTGACGGAGAGGGTCGACCTCTGCGACACGGTTCACATATATTTTGAACCTCTGGGACTGACCGCAACGGCCAAGTGCATCGAGACCGTCTGGGACGTTCTGGCAGACCGCTACACTTCCACAAAGTTCGGAGACGCAACGACGAACATCGCGGACACGATCGTGGCACAGCAAAAGGAAATCCAAAACAAGCCGAGTGAGACTTCCATGTCTCAGGCGATCAAGCAGGCGACGGAACTCATCACGGGGAATCTCGGCGGCTATGTGGTGCTGCATGACTCCAACGGAGACGGAAAGCCTGACGAGATCCTGATCATGGACGATCCGGACATCACGCAGGCAGTCAAGGTGTGGAGATGGAATCAGGCGGGGCTCGGCTATTCGTCAACCGGATATGCAGGACCGTATGGACTCGCGATGACGGCAAACGGCGAGATCGTTGCAGATTTTATTACGACCGGAACTCTTAATGCGAATCTTATCAAGGCGGGAGTCATTGAAGACGTTGCAGGCAATTCGACCATTGACATGTCGAACGGCGCTGCGGTCATGAAAGACTTTAAGGCAAAGAACTCTTTCCAGTTCCTTGATGAAAACGGAGTGGAAAAGGGTTATTTTTCATACACGCCGGCCGACGGTACAAACCTCATATTAAAGAATCAGTCCGGCGACCTGATGATCTGGTTGCTTTCGGATAGCTTGGGCGGATCTGTCTATGTTTATAACGCAACCACAAAGAATACTGCAGTCGAGGCGACGGTAGACGGAAACAATGCAGGCGTTGTATATGTCAACAACTCAAGCGGAACGGATAAGATCGACCTTTTCGGATATAACGGACACATCTGGTGCACTACTGTTCATCAGGGCTCGAGCCGGAAGATTAAAAAGAACATTATTCCGATCGAGGATGCTGCGAAGATCCTCGAGCTGCAGGCGGTCTCGTTCGACTATATCGAGGAAGAGATGGGAACCGACTGCCGTGGCTTTATTGCGGAAGACGTCGCGGAAGTTCTTCCGAACCTTGTCATCCCTGAAGAAGGCAAGAAACCTGCCGGACTCGACTACATCACCATGATCCCCTATCTCCAGGCAGTCATCAAAGACCAGGAGAGACGGATCGCCGAACTTGAAAAGAAGATAAATGAAAAATAAAGGAGGAAACAAATGCAGACGATTAAATTGAACCTTGTTCCCGGTGACATAAGGGAGATCGTTCGTTCATCTCAGTATGACGTCGGCAGGACGTTCCGGTGTGAGCTGTTTGACGGAAGTTCGAGCTACAAGCTCGACGGCACGGAGACGATCACAATTGAGGGGCAGAAGAGTGACAATCACATCTTCCTCTACAATGTTACCAACACGTCAAGCACTTACGTCGACGTTACCACAACGGAACAGATGACCGCTCTCGCCGGTTATGTCGACTGCGAGCTCCGCATCAAGAAGGGCGGAGTGGACATCGGCACGGCGAACTTCTGGCTCGAAGTGGAGAAGGCAGCGACCGAGAACGGCACGCTTTCCGACTCCGACATTTCGGCGCTCCGCGAAGTCGAAGACAGTGCAAACGCTGCAGCGACCACGGCAACGGGCGCGGCTGCATCGGCAGCTGCGGACGCTCTTGCTGCTGACGCATCGGCTGACGCGGCAGCTGCTTCGGCTGAAGAGGCTGCAGGCTGGGCTGCTTCCACCGCGAAGAAGCTCGTGCTCTGGCGCGATCCGACAGACAATGGACTCAACTGGACTTATGATCCGGACTTACCTGATTAAATCATAGGAGGAAAAACAAAATGGCAGCAGAAACAGGAAATTTCCCGCGCGACGCATCGGTCATGGAGATCGCGGCCCAGCTCGTTCACCAGAACACGATCCTCGAGAGGATGGCCATCGCTCAGGGTGCAGAGCTCCCCGACGTTGACTGGAACGAGATCGCGGAGATCGTCAGAGGCGGAAATGCGGCAAGGGACTTCAACATCGGCGACCAGATCGTTGATTCGTGGACAAACGATTCCAACGTCAAGTACGCGTTCCCCTGGGACGTCGTCGCTTTTGGCAACTTTGAGAAGCATGACGGCACCGTCGTGCCCGGCATGGTCCTTCAGGCCCACTATTCAGACCCGATCGGTATGCAGTTCTCAGGCTATGCGGCGCTCCTGCAGTGTCCATCAGGACTTGCAGCAGGCACTTACCACTTCCAGTGCTCTGGCACATGGGGAAACATCACAGCCAACACGGACTATCAGTTCACGCTTACCCAGGCGGTCCCCGAAAACGGTCTCGTATGCGGACCTCAGAACTGGCCTGACGCTGCAATAGCAAACTGGAAGATCACGACCTATGCAAGCAACACGTCCACCACTCCGATCGAGCAGGTGGCGCTCACAGCAGGCAACGACGGCACAGACCTCGGCACGTTCACTCCCGGATATTCTTCCGCAACAATGAACGGCTATCAGACAACTGCATACGGCTACAACAGATGGTCAAAATCAGCCATCAGGCAGTGGCTCAACTCCGACGCGGCTGCAGGCGCCTGGTGGCATCCTCAGACGGTCTGGGATATGGCACCTTCAAAGGCATCTCAGTACAGAGGCTTCCTTGCGGGCTTCTCTGATGATTTCAAGCACATCCTTCACGAGACCAAGATCAAGACCGCCCTGAACAACTCGGACGCTACAAAGGAAGGCGTGGGCTATGAATACACCTACGACAAGCTCTTCCTGCCCGCTCTTGAGCAGATGTACGTCACGCCTCAAGCAACCGGAACCGATGCGGAAGGCGACTACTGGGAATACTACAAGGAGCTGAACGGCACCGAAACAAAGTATGCTCAGGGTGGCACCTATCCGGAGCTCATCAAGTACAACCTGGCAAACCATTCAAGCGCGGCTTACCAGCGTTTGCGTTCGGCCAATCGAGGCTACTCGAGCAATACTTGGAATGTCGCTACTTCAGGACTTGTCGACTACTACGGCGGCGCGGTCAGCGCTCTGCAGTGTGCTCCCGCTTGCATAATCTGCTAATCTTACTAATCGCCGGCCGACACCTCGGCCGGCTTACATAAAAATCTTTAGAAAGGAGTGAATAAATCAGTGAGCGTACCTGTGAGTCGCAGGAATGAGAACCAGACGCTGAAGACGCTTCTGCTGACAATGGACCTCGCGTATTACACCGTCAAGATCTGCTGCAACGAGAACGTCTTCCTGCCGAAATACAGAAACGCGGTGACGGACGACCTCATAAGACTTGCAAAGGACATTTACATAAACTGCAGGACCGCGAACGGCATCAGGGTCTCCACGGAAGAAGACCTGAAGCTCAGATGCGGGTACCAGCTCAAGGCTAAAGCTGATTGTGACACTCTGATCGCCGAGCTTGACATAGCAAAGCGCGTATTTCATCTCTCAGGCCGCCGCATAGTATATTGGGCGGGCAAGACGATGGAGTGCCGCGAGTACATCATGCGCTGGCGTGAATCTGACATCAAGCGCTTCAAGGAGCGCTCTGATGATAAAGGGACGTAGGCTATAAACACATTGAGCGTTTGCGTTCGGCCAATCGAGGCAACTCGAACAATACATGGAATGTCAATACTTCAGGAAATGTCAACAACAACAACGCAATCAACGCTCTGCAGTGTGCTCCCGATCGTTTCTTCCCAGAGGCATAAAGACCGAAGCATAGCTCCGGTGCCCTCAAAGTAGACACAAGGAGCCGAAATCCCGGGGAAACCCGAACAAGACAGCGGTGACGCGGAGGACGATGGTTCCAGCCGCTATCAGCGCCGCTGATTTATTTTTCAACATAACAATGATGGATTATGACGAGCTCATCAGTTTTGATGCGCTCTACGATTCTATGCAGAAATGCCGCAAGGGAGTCACTTGGAAGGCTTCCGTGGCGCACTTCGTCCTGAATCCGCTCGAAGAGTGCATCAAGCTCTCAAGAGATCTGGAGAACGGCACGTACAAGGCCAAGAAACCGAGGCGGTTTACCGTCTACACTCCAAAACGCAGGGAGATAGTCTCCATCGCCTTCAGAGACCGCGTGTATCAGCGTTCGCTGAATGACAATGCAGTTTACCCTGCTATGGTCAGGAGCTTCGTAAAAGCGAACTGTGCGTGTCAGAAGGGCAAGGGAACGGACTATGCCAGGAACATGTTTTCCAACATGCTGCGCAGGTTCTTCCGGAAGCACGGCCTTGACGGTTACGTGCTCCAATGCGACATTCACGGCTATTATCCGACGATGAGTCACGCCCTGGCGGAGCGGACCTTTGAAAAGAAGATCCACGGAAAGACGCTTGAAGCGGCCCGGAACGTGATAAGGCAGCAGTACGATGGTGACACGGGCTTCAACCCCGGTTCCCAGATGATCCAGATCGCGGGGATCTCAGTCCTCAACGGCATGGACCACTTCATCAAGGAAAAGCTCTGCTGTGAATACTATGTGCGGTACATGGATGACTTCATAATTCTCGAACAGGATCTGACCAGGCTTCAGATCATACAGACGAACATCGGCATGTATCTCGCCGGACTCGGCTTTGAGTTCAATCCGAAGAAAACGAAGATCAGGCGGATAAGTGAACCGATAAACTTCCTCGGCTTTGATTACAGACTGACGAAGACGGGCAAGGTGATAAAACACCTTGATCCTGGGAATCCGAAACGCGAACGCAGGAGGCTTGTGAGACAGGCGCGATGCGGAGCTGAGATCGAGAACTGTTATCAGGGCTGGAGAGCCCACGCCCAAAAGGGCAACACGTACAAGCTAATCAAACGAATGGACAACTTTTACAAGGAGGTATCTCAAAATGCCCAAAATCGTAAGACCTACACAGCCGATCAGGGACCGCGTCGCAGCTGAGAACGCGATCGCACAGTCACTCAAGAACGAGGCCAACATCGAGTTTATTGCTTTAATGACCGATGTGGAACTGCCTGACATGATGGAGGAGGAAATCGGAAATGCTGACGCCTAAACAGATCGAAAAGTACAAGAAGTATTATCAGGACGGCCTCTGGACCAAAGCCATGATCGACGAGCTCTATGAGAAGGGAAAGATCACGGCAGAAGAAAGGGACGAGATCCTCGGCGAAGATTAAGAGGTAAAGTCATGGAAACGGTTATCCAATTCACACCGGCTCAGTTAGTGGCCGCAGCTGCAGCGATCATAACCATCTCCACAGCTGTGGGGATCCTCATAAATCTGCTGGGCAAGCTGAAGGAACCGGAGACCAAACAGAACGAAAGAATCTCAAAATGTGAGATGCGTCTGGATAAGTTTGACGTTATGGTCGAAAAGTTCCAGGGCTTTTTCTCGAACGACGATAGGCGCTTCAAGGAGATAGAGGAAGGAAACAAAATCACCCAGACGGCGATACTTGCCATCCTTAAACATTCCATAAACGGAAATGACGTCGAAGCTCTGAAGAAGGCCGAAGCCGATCTCGAGAAATATCTCATCAACAAATGATCTGCGAAATTCTGAAGTCTATCATCATAGGCTTCTTTGTGACGGTCTTGGCCGTCCTTGTTTACATCTCTACGAAAGGAGACGAATAATATGAACGATTTAGGATTTATCGCGTTCCCTGCCATAGTGGTCCTCTGCTATCTGGTAGGCGCTACTCTGAAAGCCATCAACAATGAGACGCTCGACAAGTTCATTCCGATGATCTGTGGATTCATCGGAGGCGGTCTCGGTGTTCTCGTATTCCTGACCATTCCCGGATATATCCCTGCGGACAACTGGCTCATGGCTCTGGCGATCGGAATCGTGAGCGGATTCGCTTCGACCGGAATCAACCAGGTTTATAAACAGTTCACTCAGGAAGAATACTACGAGAAGGACACGGAAGAAGATCTCCCTATTGAAGAAGGCGAAGAACAGGAGGGTTGATTATGTCCTCACAGTCCACAATGGCCGCCAAAATGAAAAGTTGGAACGGCTACTCTGAAAAGAACGGCAAGGCCCAGAAGTACATAATAAACCCTTACAACAAGCTCACCAAAAGGAAACTTACAGTCAAGACGCCGTGGTGCCAGATAACATGCGTGTCCGCTGATTACCAAACAAAGGTGGTCAAGAGGTACACGACAACGGCTGGATGCCGTCAGGCTTTGAATTGGTTCAAGAAGAAAAAGCACTACTACAAGAAGGGGATCACTCCCAAAGTCGGAGATCAGCCTTTTTACGACTTTAAGCGCAAGAAGGCATCTAAGCCTACACACACGGGAAGAATAATCTCCGTAAATACCAAGAAGCACACCTGTATCGCAGAAGAAGGGAACACTCACAATTCTACGAAGCAAAGGTGCTTCAATTACCTGACCTACAAATACCTTCTGGGGTTTGGTAGGCCGTTCTACAAATGAGATTCAACGGAAAGCCGTATTTGAACCTCCATATTTGCAAAGAAAGAGCCCTCGGCATGATAGCCGGGGGCTTTTTCTTTTGGATTGATCTTTGCGTGCATTTAGCAACAACTATTTTATCATAGTGGCACCAAATTGGCACCCAATTAAATGGACTCAACCCGCAAAGCTTTACGGAAAGCCGATTCTGTTGGTGGAGATGAGGAGAATCGAACTCCTTTG